TATCCAATATCAACGAAAGAAGCAGAACATCTATTTTTTATTAGCAAAAAAGAAATGCAAGATAAAATTTCTAAAGTAGGCTATGATATATTAGAATTAAGATTTGATGATAATTTTTATGATTCTATTATTTCTTTTCAGCAAGAAACAAAAACATCTATGTTTTGGGTATTGAATACAGATTTAAAATTAACAGCAGATTTAACATATCTAGTACCCGATTATGATAAAGAATATGTACATCAATGGATTGCCTCTAATACAGATCATTCTAGATTAAATCTCATACCAAAAAAATATCCCATTTCTAAAAAAGAAGCAAATACATTATTCTTTATTAATAAAAAAGAAATGGAAGATAAGATATTTGAAGAAGTTTATGATATAATTTTTATATCATATAATGAACCAAATGCGGATGAAAATTGGTTAAATCTTCTAAACAGATTCTCTCGGGCTAAACGTATACATGGGATCAAAGGCATTCACAATGCCCATAAAAAAGCGGCTATCATATCAACTACTTCGATGTTTTGGGTAATAGATGGTGACTCTCAAATATTAGATAATTTTAATTTGGATTATATAGTTGATCCTTGGGATAAAGATTCTGTATTTGTTTGGAAGAGTAAAAACCCAGTAAATGATTTAGTTTATGGGTACGGTGGAGTTAAATTATTGCCAAAAAAATTAACACTACAATTAGATATATCTACGGTTGATATGTCTACGTCTATTAGTAAGAAATTTAATCCAATGGATGGTATTAGTAATTTAACTATATTTAATACTGATCCTTTTAATACATGGAAAAGTGCATTTAGAGAATGTGTTAAAATGTCAAGTAAAGTAATTGACGGACAAATTGAAGATGAAACAGAAAAGAGATTAGATGTTTGGTGTACCATTGGATTTGATAAACCCTATGGAGAATATTCCATCAAGGGTGCGGTAATGGGGAAAGAATTTGGATTAAAATATTATGATAATAAATCTATGTTATCTAAAATTAATGATTGGGAATGGTTAAAAAGTGAATTTAGTAAACTCTAATTTTCAAAATATTCCTTGGGATAAGATAACCAGTTTTGGGCAAAAAACTATGTTAGAAAATCCTTTATTTTCAGTTAGCTGGATATTAGGCAGATTTTGTAACTATAATTGTTCATATTGTTGGCCATATGCCCGTAGTGATAAGGTTGATCATTATGATCTAGATCTTTATAAGAAAACCATTGACGAGATAAAACAACAAGCAAGATCTAATGGATTTACAGATTTTCATTTTAGTTTTAGCGGAGGAGAACCGACTGCTTATAAAGATTTCTTAAATTTAATAGATTATTATGTTGATGATATTGAGTCTAAATATCAAAGTTTTCATATGACTACTAATTGTAGTCCTGGATTAAAGTGGTGGAATCGTTTAGTAAGCAGATTATCCCTGTTAGATAGAGCAAGTGTTACTGCTAGTTTCCATTCTGAATTCGCTAATGAAGAAGAATTTTCAGAGAAATTATTGTTTCTCATGGAAAATAATATTTTTGTAACTATTAATCAAGTAATGGTTCCTAATAGATTTTATGAGTATTACGAACGTTGTAATCGATTCTATAAAAGAGGAATTCCAGTAACATTAAAACCACAAAGCAATACTACGGCTACTGAAATAGTTAAAGGATATACGCCCAAAATGATAGATATCATGCAGATTGGATTTCCACAACATATTAATGAGGATGCTGTTTATCAGATAAAATTATGTGATTCTGATGGAAATAAATATGATTTTGATCAAGCAGAAAGATTTAATTCTTTTGGATTTAATAAATTTAAAGGATGGCAGTGTAATAGCGGATATCAGAGTGTTATAATTCGAGGAAATGAAGTTAAACGATCCTATAGTTGTCATGACGAACCTTTGGGAACAATAGAAAAAGGTTTTAATTTATTTAATTCTCCTAAAATTTGTATAACTAATAGTTGCATAAGTTCAGCAGATAGTAAGATACCAAAAAAATGTTAAATTTTTTTAGAAATATAAAAAAAGATATAAGGAAGAGTGTATTTCTTCCCACAGATTCGTCTCCCGAAAAACATTTTTGTGAGATTGATAGTCGAGAATTATTTCTAAAAAATTTAAAAACACAACCTGAGTCATGGAGATATAGAAATAAAGAAGTAACATATACAATAAATTCTCAAAGATATAGGACTATACCTTTTGAAAATATTGATTGGAAAGAATCTGTTGTATTATTTGGCTGTTCAACTGTATTTGGTGTAGGACTCAGTGACGATGAGACTATTGATTTTTATTTAAGTGAAATATTAGGTGTACCTGTAATCAATATGGGGGTGATTGGATCATCTATAAATTACTCGTTACATAATTCTGTGATACTAAATCAAGGATATCCGACTCCTAAAGCTGTTGTAAATATATGGACATTAATTGATAGATGTGTTTATTATCAAAATAATAAACCAATCAGTTATGGATCATGGAACACAAATAATGATGATTACTTTTTCCATTGGAACAAATATAATGATAATCCTCTTGTTAACGCAATATTTGCACAAATGATAAGTCGACAAATTTGGCAACCAAAGACGAAGTATTACGAAGCTACGTTTTTTCATGAAACTGCAAATGATCTTGATTGTGATTGTATAATTGATGTAGATAAAGCAAGAGATTTAATACATCCGGGTTATATGTCATCTAAATTAATGGCTAATTTAATATCTAAGAATTTAAAATTATGAAGATTGATATTGATCATATATTATTTTGGATGGATGCTATACGCAATAGTTCCAACAAAGATCGAACATTGGAAAGTTTTTGGAAAGGTCAAATTAAGAGTAAGATTTGGTTAATAGATAATCTAATGACATATGTTCCGTCAAGTGATATTACTATAGTAATACACGGAGGATGGAATGGTGTATTGGCTAGTTTATTATTTCAAACTACTTTGAAGATAAGCAAGATAGTATCGATAGATATTGATAGATCTTGTGAAGATACTGCCAATACTATGAACAAGATAGAAGAAATAGAAGGTCGATTCCAAGCAGTTACTTGTGATATGACAGAATATTACTATAAGTTTATTCCGAATATTGTTATAAACACTAGTTGTGAACATATCACACAAGAAACATATGAAAAGTGGCTATCTAATGTTCCAAAAGAATCTATAATAGTTTTACAGAGCAATGATTATTTTGAATTAAATGAACATATACGATGTGCTAATGATATAGATGAGTTTATTGAACAAAGCAAAATTAAAGTGTTTAGTTATGATATATTAGAATTACCAAAATACAATCGATTTATGATAATCGGTAGAAGAGATAAGACGTAAAATGTATAATTTAGTAGACATTAAAACAGTACACTTAGAAATAACAAGTCGATGCCAAGCATCTTGTCCAATGTGTGCGAGAAACATACAAGGAGGGATTGAGAATCCATTTATTTCTATCGATGAAATATCTAAAGAACAATTTATTACATGGTTTCCAGAAAGTTTTATTAAACAATTAGATAGATTATATATGTGTGGAAATCTGGGAGATCCTATAATGGCTAAGGATACTTTAGAAATATTTGATCATATAAGATTTCTAAACAATGATATCATATTGAGTATGAATACGAACGGTAGTGCTAGGACATCAAATTGGTGGATAGAACTAGCAAAACTTAAAGTTAATATCCGATTTGGTATAGATGGATTAGCAGACACACATTCATTATACCGTATTGGAACTGATTGGAACAAAATTATTGAAAATGCTAAAACATTTATCAATGCTGGCGGTTATGCTGGATGGGATATGTTAATATTTAAACATAATGAACATCAAATTGATGATTGCAGGAAATTAAGTAATGATCTAGGATTTGAAGTTTTTACTTTAAAGGATACATCTAGATTTAAAAACGATCAATTAACAGTTATTGATCGTAAAGGAAAGACATCTCATGTGCTTTATCCAACAGATAAGAGCAAAACTATAACTACTAAATTAGATTATAATGGACCATCAACTATTAACTGTAAATCTCTACAAGATAAAAGTTTATATGTAAGTGCTATTGGAAATGTTACACCTTGTTGTTGGTTAGATAATGAATGGTATAATCCAAATCATCCGAGTAGAATTGAATATGTGGATCTATTTGACAATTATTTAAATTTACAAAAAATCTCATTAGAAGAGATATTTAATCAAGGTGTATTTAATAAAATAGAATCTACATGGAGAACATGTTCTCCATTAAAAGAATGCACACGTCAATGTGGAAAGGTTGATCGATTTAATGAACAATTCTAAAACTATCTGTCCATTGCCTTGGATACATATCGCTACACGACCTAACGGTGATGTTAGATTGTGTGCTACTGCTAACGCTAGCGGTAGTGGGAAACAAGAAGATAAAGAAGCAGGATTAGTAACAAACAATGGTACCCAATTAAATCTCAGACAGCATACTATAGAAGAAGTATGGAATAGTGATTATATGAGGAATGTACGTAAAATAATGTTAGAAGGTAATCGCCCCGATAGTTGTCTTAAATGTTATAGAGAAGAAGATATTGGTATTAACAGTAAAAGATTATGGGAAACTGCCGAATGGAAAGATCGTCTTGATATTGAATCCATAGTAAATCAAACGACTGATAATGGGAGTCTACCTGTTCAGATCCCTTATTTTGATCTTAGACTTGGAAATTTATGCCAATTAAAATGCATCATGTGTTCACCTCACGACAGTTCTGGTTGGATCAAAGATTGGAAGATACAAAATCCAAATTATAAACATCCTGAATTAAGGTATGATCAGCAATGGGCAATTGATTATGATTATACTTGGTATAAGAAAGGATCATTTATTAATTCAATAAAATCTCAGGTGCAAAACATTAAGGAATTATATTTTGCCGGAGGTGAGCCATTATTAATACCTGAGCATTATAAGATTCTTGAATTTATGGTTGACACTAATAATGCTAAGAATTGTATATTAAGATACAACTCTAATGGATTAGAAGTATCTACTAAACTATTAAATTTATGGCACTATTTTAAAGAAGTTAGATTTAATCTTTCTATAGACGCTGTTGGTGATAAGAATGATTATATTAGATATCCATCTAGGTGGGAAGATTTAATAGCGATTGCTAAGAGATTGGATAATACAGAGGATCATATTATTATTAACATCGCATGTGCTGTGCAATTATTAAATGTTATGTATCTCGATGAATTAATAGAATGGAAATTAGATCAAAAATTTAAAAAGATTAATCTAGCACCATTTGGCGGAGGATTGATAGGGATGCATTTGGTTACATATCCTAGTTACTTAAATATAAAAGTATTACCACCTCATTTAAAACAACTTGCTAAAGAAAAAATAGAAAAATTTTTATCTCACTATAATGAAGATGAATTTAATAATTCAATTTATGGTAGACAAAGATGGGAAGGAATGCTAAAATATATGATGTCCGAAGATTATAGTGATAAGTTAGACATAACTGTTGAATATCTTGAAGCATGTGATAAGACTAGAGGAACAAATTTTAGAGAGATTTTTAAGGAGTTAAATTCTTTATGACGGAAGATGAAAAAGAAAGAGCTATCTTATGGAATAGTTTAACTAATTTAGGAAGTTATGCTAAGTTAAATTTGAGGATAAATGAATATGATGTTAAAGATCAGTTAGTTCAATTTAATAAAAATTGGTGTCCATATAATCAAAAAAAAGATATAGTTAATAATAGATGGGGTCTTCCTATTACTAGTCATAGTGGCGATGTTATGGATAACTATCATCTTAATAGTTTTGGATATATGAAGAAATATCATAATGTTGAAATGAAAGAAGAAAATTTTAATGTTCCAACAGAAGTGTATTATGCTATTCCTGAACTAGCTAAATTAGTCGATGAATTTTCTCCCAACATAGGTAGAGTACATTTATTACGTGTAGATCAGGGAGGATACTTCCCACCTCATAGAGATTTTGCAGGTTTAGCTCCTGAGTATTTTAGATTATTATGTGTCTTTGGTAATTGTTCAGATTTTAATTATGTACATTTATTACATGATCAAGTCTTTAGACCAGAAAGATGCCATCTTTATTTTGTTAACTTTCAACTTAATCATAGTGTTTTTAGTTTTAGTAATAATCTTTATGCGTTAATATTAACTGTTAAATTAAATCAACAAACACACGATCTTATTATTAAACATTCGATGGCACAATGAGGATTGAATACAAAGACTCTAAAAAAAATAATTGGTTTTTAATAACTTGGGATCTATCTAATAAATGTAATTACCGATGTAATTATTGTCCAAGTATGTTCCATGACGGCAGTTCAGGTTGGCCTGATATTGTAAAAGTTAAAGAATTTATTAAAAAAATTAACAAGTTGTTACCTAACAAAGATATATGTTTTAGGATAAGTGGAGGAGAACCTACCTATTGGAAGCATTTCTTAGAATTTGCTAAAGGTGTTAAGGAGTATAACAATTCATTTACTTTCTTAACTAATGCTAGTCGAGATATTTTATACTTTAAAGAAATTAATCCGTTCGTTGATGGATTAATTTTAAGCTATCACCTACAGTATTCTAATATCGATAATTTTATAGAAATTATCGATATCATAGAATGTCCTGTTGCTATTAATTTGATGATGATTCCAACAGAGTTTGATCAACTATTAAATATTGCAGAGAGATTATATAATAATGGTGCTGCTGTTTGGCCTAAAATTCTATTAGATAAAACTAGTGATATTGATATTATTACAAATAATACTATTGAATATAGTTTAGAACAGAAACAAATTATACGAGAATGGAAATATTTTAGGAAGATAGATGATTCTAAGATCCATAGAGGCGAATTATTGTTAGATGATGTTGAGATTACAGCAAATGATTTAATACTCAGTGGTAAGAATTCTCATAAAGGTTGGCAATGTTGGGCAGGGTTAGATATGATTAATATAGATTTCTGGGGAAATATATATCGAGCTAATTGTGAACAAGGTGGAAATTTAGGTAATATTGAAAACTTTAAATTACCAATAGATACTCTAATTTGTAACAAAGAATTATGTGCTTGTTTAAGTGATATTTATTTAAGAAAATCTAAACCTTTATTATGAAGGTCGTATATTGGATTTTTAAGTCCAATTCGATTTATAACATTGTCTCTGCTAAAATACTCCCAATTACTATCACCGATTCCGAGATGTATCGTTTTACTTGGAAATAAATTATAATATTCACATACTTTTATTTGGCTATCACGATATATCAAAGGTATTGTATCCGGACCAAATTTCTTCATTAATTCTAGTGCCATAGCAGTGTGTAAATGTATACCGTGATGCCAGCTTGTTTGTATATCTAACGAGCATTCTTTTGATTTTCTTTTAGTAAACAATATTCCTGTTCGAAAAAACCCACAGTTTAAGCCTTTAGTTGGACTAAATGAAACACTATTAATGCATGGATGATCAAAATTAACAGAAAGATCTAAGCAAGTTCCAAAAAATGCACAGTCTACAAATACAGGTATCTGATTTTGATTACAGTGACTGATCAGTTCATGCCACCTTGGATGCTCGTCTCCCGATGCTGAAAATGGATAACTTACAACAACTGCATCGTTTTTAGATGGAAACTGGTCGTCTAGATAACTTACTTCTTTATTGATAATCTCACGTACATAGGGATATTCTCCTTTAAATATCTTTATATTTTTATTTGTTTGAGAACAAAACAATACAAAATCATCGATAGATTGTGTTACTCCTAAACTTACATACCTATAAGGGAAACTATCTAAACCTGTAAATGTATTAAGATTACTTGATAAGATCCATTTAAGATAAAACTCTAAAAATTCTTCCTGTACATCGATAGGTTTTTTTAAATTAAAAATATCTTCAAACATGTTATTTTTTAAAAAGAATGTCCTAAACGGATCATGTACAATACTATTAGCTGATGTTATAAGATATTTTCCAAACAAATTTATATGCTGATTCATATTTCTTCAAACCTTAGATTAAAATTAAAATCTATACTCAATAAATGATGTGTTTTATCTTCTAATCTATACGCCAGTGTTACTACTTCGTCTCTATATATAATAGGTCTGCTCACTAGATAATCATTAATTAACTGTTTAAAAAGTATAGTTCCATTTTTATCAATAATCATTATAGGACATGTAGGTGTTCCGGTTGGCATAAAGACAGCATTTCCATTAAAGTTTATTCCAGATCTAAATCTATACTTCCCTCCAAAAGATAATCCTATATCAAAAACATGATGTTCTTTAGTATTGATATTATAAACTAATCCCCAATTGCTATCGTTGTAGTGTTCGTCACCGTACGGTAAACCTATTATTATGTCATCTAGCAGAACACCAACATTGAATTTTTTACAAAAATCTGGAATATTTAATTTTGTTAATGAATAGGTATTAGTAATTGTGTCAAATTCTAATACCTCATTTAATCCTTTTGATTCACCAAATGGCAGAGAATATAGTTTATTATTTTTAACAATGAGATCAGTATATTTCCTTGTTATATTAGGATTATTGATATTAATTGGATACCTTTCTACTGATACTCCGTCAAAGCTTACCATGTCAACATATCCAGGTGTATCACCTCGAGGAGCACTCCAAAATTTTCCATTGGCATATACACTACCCATATGTAATTTAATATGTTCTTTTCTTTCAAATTTTATACATTTTAGAGTTTCATTTTTAATATAAATTCCATAACTTGTATCTTCATATCCTAGTGGAAAACTAAACGCACTATCTTTATTAGACGCTATGCTATAGAATTGTCCTTTTCCGGAAAAATCTATAGTATGATATATTGGTTTAAAATTTTTTAGTTGTACTACAATGTTAAAATTATCCCATATACCATATGGTATAAACCAAATACTATCATTTAAGCTAACAACTGAATTAAATTTACTAGTAGCAGGGGTTATATCTAGATCAATAAACCATTTTTTATGTCCATCAATGCAGAGGATTTTATTATAATCCTTGCATTTATCAGTAGAGAATGGCGGACTTATTAAAATTCCATTATGTTCGTGTAGAACTAGATGTTTTATACTAGATTCTTTATAAAAATCTTCAAACGCCTTATATTTCATTTAAATCGATCTCTTTAATTACTTTTTCAGAAATAGTATCAAATACCAATATATTTTGAAAACTATCACTTTGTCCGTATGGCATTGCAAATATTTTATCATCAACAATAACACAGCAGTTAAATTTTTCTATAGTAGTATTGTCTTGGAAATATTTACTAATATCGATAGAATAAAAACTATCGTTTTTAGTGTTTATTACTAATACTTCAGCAAGATCCCCTTGGCTCTTCCAATTTTCAACGGGATCACATACACAACCTCCTCTTGGAATATAATATATTTTACCTTGACTGTTTTCGCACCCTGCAAAATATTTCTTACTTTCTTTCCCTAATCCTAAAGGCACAGTCTTCCAACTGTCGTCTTTAGTATCTATAACAAGCATATCGCTCCAATCTTCATTGTGACCTGCGGGCGGACAATATATTTTTCCATTATTTGAAACGTAATGTGTATAATATTTTCTAGAAGTTGTCTTTAAACCGGTTCTTTCGTGTTTCCAACTTCCGTCAAATTTTAAGATTATATCAAAGTTAGGATTTTCACTATATGGCGGAGCATACAATTTATTTCCTACTTTAGCTAATGTAGTATATTTCTTATTTGTAAATTTTTCTTGATCGTAATCTGCCCATATACTACTCATATCTATTAACTGATAATCTAAACTGTCGCAATCTAATTCTATAATATATGGAAAGTAATTCTCATCCCATCTTTCGCCTCTAGGAACGCCATATATCTTTCCATTTAAATATTGTGTAGTATGCCATTTTTTTTGATCATCGATTGGGCACAGTATTTCTTTTAATATAACTTCTTTAGTATCAATATCTAAGCTAATGAGGTGATTAAATATTCCCCATTCTCCATAAGGTAATGCTATTATTTTATTTTTGTGTCTATGTGATTTGATATACTTTCCAGTTCCCTTGATTTTCACATCAATATATTCAACTGAATCGTTAGATGTATTTAATATTAATATCTTGCTTTCGTTATACGGTAAGAATACGATGCTATCGTTAACGACTATTCCGTATTCCCATTTTTCTTTGCTTTTATCAACTTTTAATGGAATTTTTGTTATTTCGTAACTAAGAGGATCAATTTTGATCATATAATTTAAACTCTCAGTTAATCCATATGGTGGACAATATATCATTTTGTTACTACCGACAGTAGCATAGCTAAAAGATTGTGGAGTCATATATTAATCTCGATATTTTTAAAAAAAGATCCAAATGCACTAGAAAGATCACTATTTAATTTATCAATTACTTCATCTTTTGGATATATTCCGACATTATCCCAATCACATAATGATATCTCATTATTGTATAGTAACATATTACTTAACGCCCAATCTCCGTGTACATAAGGTTTAGTAGTTCTAATATTTTCTAAACAAAACTCATAAACTTTAAACATTAAATCTTCACTAAACGGTATCTCATTAATAGGGACTCCTTTTAGTAATTTAAAATTAGCATAGACACAATTATCTTTTTTACCATATGATATAACATAATTTGGAATTAATATATTAAGGAGGCTTACATGGTTTTCAAGCCAATCTATATCTTGAGCATACCATTTTTTTTGTATGCATGAGTCTAATTTCCAAACTTCTCTTTTTTTTAATTTATTTTCTCTAAGTAATATCATATATATCTGCCACTTCTGGAATAAAATCTCTTATATTAATTGATCTTCTTTTATCTAATATTGAAATGTATTTTCTAAAAAAATTATGACTTGATTTATCTTCTTCATCTCCGGTATGGAAGTTTTTAATTTGATCTTTAAGTATTTTTGGTGAATAGTTTATATTAAGCCATTTCGGAGAAGATAAAATATTATCATAGACCTTATATTGTCTTTTATCACACCATTCTTTAAGTTCATCATAGTATAATACATTCATAACTTGTATAGTTGGACCAACTGATATTTAACATATGTCTGAATATTGATTAATATTCTTTTCAATATCGCTCCAAATGCTACCCCATCGTATATATTCATTAACTTTACCAATACCATCTATTGAGAAACACATACTAACTTCTTTAAATCTTTTTAATTCTCTTAATATCTTAGGATTAATTAATGTTCCGTTTGTATTGAATCGAAGTGTAACTGAACTATCTAATTTCTCTAAGAATTTATCTAGATTTTTAACCATCATTGGTTCTCCACCTGTTAGATAAATTTCTTTTAGATCGGGCAAGTTAGAAAATAGATTTCCCTTATCATCGTCATACCAACTATATGATTCCCCCCCTAAGTTAACCCAAGGAGATTCAATTCCTAAATCTAATAATTCTTTATGTTCAACCATTATACTGCTAGATGACATTGGATTACACATAATACATCTTAAATTACAATTATTATTAAATCTTAAATCAAAATGGCTTATTCCGGGACCGTAATTTCTAGGTCTAATTCTCATGCTCCGAATTCCTACAGATTCTTCATTCTTACATTTAGAACAAGCATCTGGCCATATATTTTGAGAAAGTAGATCTCTGGCATTACTTGGCACTTCACTGCTTAACCATTCATTGATCGTATGTGTTCGAACATTTTCTTTATTGCTAGGTTCCATACTAGCACAACACAATCGATATTCTCCTGTAGTACGTACACAGATTTGATGATCTAAATATTTACAATTCACTTTCCGCAACTCCTAGGACAAATTTCGTATCTATCTATAGAATCCCAACTATTTGTTAATGTTTTGACAAACCAATCATGATTTAAAATTTCTTTTAAAGTATGTGAATTAATATTATTAAAATCTTTTTCATTTTCTTCTAATATACGTTTTATATCTTTAGCAAATATGTTATCAGGATTTCTAGGATATCTATCAGATAAGAAATAACAACAAGGCCAAACTTCTCCCATATGGCTAACTTGTACTTTCTTCTTACGTTGCCATTTACATTCTATAGGAATATTTATAAAAGCATTCTCTAAAGTTTCGTATGATTCTATTAGTTTTTTAATACGAATTTCGTGTTCTAAAAACGCATATTCGATCTCGTATGAACTTTGTTTTTTATTTGCTTTAAATCTTTCTTTAGCATCGCTTATAACTGATTGTATTGCTGAATTTGCATGACCGCCATTTATATCAAACTTTAAAAATCCTAAATCTTCTGATAATGATTTCATATCATCTATCTGATGTTTGTTATGTTGGAATATAAGAGTCCGCCATCTTGCCCATCCACCTTCGTCGATGAATGCTTTGGAATTTTCCATAACTTTTTTCCATGATACTCCTCTCCTATATAAATGATTTGTATCTTCTAATCCGTCTATACTAAATGTTACATGTGTTGGTTTTGGAAACTTTGATAAACATCTAGCTAGTTTTCTCCACCAATCTGTATTGTTCATACCGCTATTTGTATCGATCCTTATTATAGGCAGATTATCTGTTAGTGAAATTAGATACTCTAACGCGGGTATTAGATTAGGATTCATTGGCGAATCTCCGTATGATCCATTGAATATTATTTCGTTAATTTGTTCAACAGTCTCTTTATCCATTAATTTCTTCCAAGAATCTAAAGACATGTGCTCAAGAGGCATTAGCGGATTTAATGTAGTTCCTCCTAAATTTCTAGAACAGTTTCCGCACATACTATTACAATATGCTGTAAAATCTATGACTATTGTTTGTATCTGATTGAAAGGAATATAGGTCATATATTATATATTCATATAAAATAGTAGATAGGTAAAAATAACATCATAAATATTGATAACATGGAAAACAAACATAAAGATATATTAGAGAAATTTTGGAAAGAACATGGTAAAGAATACAGATATAGATACCCGGATATGTTTGATCCAAAATGGGTACTTGTTGAATCAACATGGCCTTGGTTCAATCTTAGTGCATTAAACGACCAACCTTATAATGAGATGTACAACGAAGCATATAAATTAATAGATAAGTTTCATCCTCATAGAGAAAATTATGGATATGGATGGAAGAGTTTAACTATACACGGCTTAAATGAAGATACTCAAACTTTAAATAGTTATGGGGATGATAGATCAAAAACAATATCTCAATTAGATTGGACTTGGGTGGCAGATTCTTGTCCAGTAACTAAGAAATTTTTAACTGAGGTATGGCCTTCTGAATTTTTAAATAGAGTTAGATTTATGTTATTGGAACCGGGTGGATATATCCTACCTCACCAGGATAGAACTAGTGACCAAAAGAGACTTAGTATCTGTAATATAAGTCTTAATAATCCTGATGGTTGCGAGTTCATAATGAAAGATTATGGTATAATTCCTTTTAAAGATACGGGTAGCCCATTTTTAGTTGATATTTCTAATGTTCATAGTGTATGGAATAAGAGCAATACTCCAAGGATACATATGATTATACATTATGAGATGGGACGTAGACTTCGTGATTTCTTTTATGTTTTAAGAAAAAGTTATTATACAAATAAAGGAATGTATGAATGAGAGATTGGGATAGTATTACTGTTGATAAGTATTTTAATTCAATAACTCTTGATATTAAAATTGGTGTTGGGATACTTGATATTAGCAGAGATATTCCAAGTGATATAGTACGTAAACGTTGTTTTGACATGACTTTCTGGATGATTAACCAAGGTATGAAAAATAACCTATGTGGATATAGGGGGTTTTATACTAAAGTTAGTTCTATACTAGAAGAAAGTATAAAAGCTGATGATCAGATCTGTATTATTTCTTGCCAAGGTTTAATGTCACACCGACAAGCACAGATACTTTCTAGATGTGCTGATTATTACAAACAAAATCCTGATTTTTTTGTTATTGGACATATAATAGCAAAGAAAGATAGATATCCTGGATTACATAGGCAGATGTTAGTAGTAAATGTATCAAAATGGGTAGAATTAGGTAAACCAGAATTTTTAGAAGCTGGATTTTATTGGGATAGAAAACCTAGTTACCCAAACTTTAAACTAAGTGAAGAAACAATTAGTGCTGAATACACACCATTATGGATTGAAGGTGCACCAGGATTTAATGAATATAATCATATCGAAGATGGCTCTAATTGGATATCTTTAGCTTGTGAAAATAATATACGTATTGATAATTTTGATTTAAATATCCGTGAATGTAAAACTTTTTTATATCCTTATTCTCAGACTGACTTATTAGAAAAGATATGGTATAATTTAGCAGATGAGATTGATATAGACGGACATACTCCGACTTATTCGGATAAGTTAACGAATCATAGTCAACGTTCTTGGATACGGAAAATGGCTTATCAAGAATATATCGAACGTGATAGAGTTTATGCGTTTAACACAGAACGATTAAGCAGCGAAGGTGTTAGATCATCCGCACCGATTGATAGTTTGTTTTCAGCGGCAGCAGGATTTAAACCTTTAGCACTACTTCGAAATAATAGATTTCATGAAAATACAATTGTAAATTACTATGATTGGTGTAGTCCGAGTTTAAATTTTAAAAAAGATCTACTAGAAACATGGGATGGTATAGATTTTGATAAATGGCTTTTAAAGAATGATCTAAAATACAATTATTCAAGTGTATATAGAGGTACATATAAAGAATATTGGGATAAAGAAATTAAGATGGAGTTTGGTTCTCCTAAAGAATTTAAAGAGTTATGGGATAGATATAGAAAATTAAAACACAATTTTTTAGTTATTGATATTGTCAATGAACCTAAAAAATTATTTGAAGAAATTAATAAACAGACAGGTAATAAAGTCTTATGGACTACGAATATTTGGGCTAGTATGGCATTACATTGGAATGTTGAACCTGAGATATTAGAAGATAAGTGGTTAAATTTTGAAAGCATGATACCTAAAGATTTAGTTTTATATGGACAGGATTATTTGGCTAGAGATATGAAAGTAAGGATAGAAAATAATATTAGAATCACACATCCTAAATATAGTACTTCTTGGAAAGATTTATGATTAACATTTATTCTAAAAAAAATTTTAAAATAATGTTAAATAATCGGCGTATTGACGATGATACTGTTTCTAATTTTCTAAATGAATATTTTATATCAATATCGCCACAAGACGGTCCTGATAAGGAAGAAATTTTCAAATTTCAACATACAAACGTACTAACTTTATTTTTTGATGATGTATTAACAGATTCGTTTAAAAGCGGAGAACCTGTTGTTAGAGGATTAATATTTGCTAAAGCAATGACGATTAGTCAAGCAACTGAATCTATTAAATTTATAAAAACTATACCAAAAGATTCTAAAATACATATACATTGTATGGCTGGTAAATCTAGAAGTGTAGCTTTTGGTTTATTTTTAACCGAATGGTTTAATTTAGATGTAGAGGAATTTTTAAAAAAAACAAATCCTATCTATAATACATATGTATATAATTTACTAAAGGAAGCATCGATTGTCAATCATTAAAACGAAAATTCCTATGGATTTAACCGGAATGCTATTTGACCAATCTGATTGGCCAATAGTTCATTCGTCAATGAAACCTAATAATATTCTTGAGTTTTATGGAACAGATAATGAAGTAGACTTTAACGAAAATTTAAAAACATTATCTCCGAGTTGGGTATATAGATCTAAACCAATTTCCTATAAATTTAATAATATTGGTCTTCGTATGGATAAAGAAATCAGCGATGTTAATGATGAATATATCATAACATTTGGATGTAGTCATTCGGTTGGAGTAGGAGTTTCTAATGAAGATATATGGCCCTATATAGTAGCAAATAAATTAGGTATTGATTATATTAATTCAGCCGTGTCTGGTTCCAGCATAAAATTAAATACTATAAATTTTTTTAATATGTTAAATCATCTTGGAAAAATTCCAAAAGCGGCAATATTTTCTTGGCCGAGTTCGGTTAGATATTGTTTTTATTCAAATGATCAATTTTTGTTTTATCTACCTAGATTTATAACAGATGATAAAATGTTTAAATATCAAACAGAGTCTTATAAAAATTTATTAATGACAGATTTTAACTATACTGAATCTATATTCTACAGAAATATGGTTAAGACAACCTGTTTAAAATTAGGTATACAATATATAGAATTTGGATTTGATAATATGGATGATTTTTCTATAAAACAAAACATTAAAATTATAAATCCGTCTTTAAATTCGATGTCTTTTGATAATTATTATGCTAGAGATGTAAGAAAATATACAGACAATACTTACTTTAGTCATGTTGGTAGTGGATTACATTTATTAGCAGCAGAATATATACTGGAAAAGATAAAACTATGTTAACATTAGATACGATCGGAATACATACGCCAGGATTTAAACGATATGTAATGACATATACTCCGGCTCCGATTAAATGGAAAATAAAACCTTGGTTTAAGATTGATCTAGAAAGACTACGAGAATGGTATAAAAATTTAGAAAAAGATCATTTAGATTGTAAGTTTGTTTATGGAGACAATTTAGATGTATGGACAGATCCTATACACGATCCTACAGGTAGGACAGGCCATATAGTTTCATACAGTAGTGCTTGGTATGTTTTAAGTTTTTGTGGTAATCAAGATGGTTCATTACCTCCTATATGTATTGGAGTAAAGGATGAATATAAAGAAGAATGGGCAGACAATGACGAATTAAATCCTAGAAAATGTTTTTATGGGTATGGATTAGATATTGTAAAAAGTATGCCAGCTAAAGTTAAAAAAATCCAAGTTACTATAATGTCTCCTGGGCATGAATTAATATTACATCAGGATAGTCCTGATAATCTTAGATTTCATATAGCTTTAGAGACAAATAATCATTGTTGGTGGGAAATCGCAGGCGAAAGAATTCATATACCTGCAGATGGATGGGTATATCTAGTTAATACTTCATTACCTCATAGAGTATATAATAAAGGCGATACTGATCGCGTACATCTATATGGAAAAGTAAATACGAAGGATATATTTGATGCTGAACAATTTGATTAAGTTAAAAATTAAAGTTGATATAGATAAATTAAGAAATTATTATAGTGTTATAGAAAAAAATTATGAACATCTATGTTGGAGATTTAATAGTTTAGTAGATCAATATGACGAAGGAGTAGGCGGACATAGAGTTAAGGATATGTTTGGATGGGCAATTGAAAGTAATGCAATGGACATAACAAAACCATGTCCACCTTATAACATTGGTTTAAAAACATTATCTTATTATAGAGATACTGAAATGGTATTCGGAATAATAAATTCTTTTAAAAAACAATTTCCTTTTGCCCATGGGTACTCTCTTGCTACACACCCACCTGGAACATTTATAAATTCTCACATTGATACAGACGATTGGATTAAAATCCATGTTCCGATCTATACATCGGATAATAGTTGGTTTTATTTTGAAAAAGATGAAAAATATCATATGGAAGCAGACGGAAGCTTATATCTCGTAAATACTATGATTTCACATGGGACAGATCATTGTGGTAATAGTAATAGAACACATTTAATATTTAAAATACCATCTGATTATAGTGAACTTGTACAACAAATGGACGGAATTATTATATGAAAGTATGTATTGTTGGTGGAGGAACTGCTGGATGGATTACATTAGCTTATATTGTTTCAAAACTAGATATAGATGTTACTATTATACACAGCAATGAAATAGATATAATCGGTGTTGGGGAAAGTACTAGTCCTACTATTAGACAAGTTGCTGATGCTGTTGGCGTTGATGAGTATACTTGGATGAGAGATGCCAAGGCAACATTTAAGTATGGAATTGATTTTATAGATTGGAACAATATTGGTTCTCACTGGTTCCATTCTTTTGAAGGTGAAATTTTAGAACAAGCATTTACGAATCCTGTAGTTGATTTCGGAAAAGATACTTTTGAACAAAAATTAACTAGTATTGATTATTTCTTAAAGCTTCGACAGAATGATGCTAGTTTTGATATAGATAAGTTTAATAATATGCATGGGCCAATGTGGCATATTCTTGGAAACGGTAAAGGACACTATAATACTCAAAGACAATGTAATATTAGTAAATATGCCGGGTATGCATATCATGTTAGTGCATACGAGTACAGTCAATGTCTAAGAAAACACACACCTAAAGAAAAATTCACAGAGATTGTTGATACTATTATTGATGTTGAAATTGATGACACAGGGGTTAAGAGCCTACGAACAAAAAGTGGAAATATTATAACTAGTGATATTTTTATTGACTGCACCGGTATGAAGAGATTGTTAATTGGAAAGCTTACGGGATTTACTAAATTTGATAAGTTAAAGAATAATCGAGCTATATTTGGCGGCGTTGATAGATATCAAAATTATAGAGCAACAACTCAAGCTCATGCCCAGGACGCAGGATGGATTTGGAGTATTCCTACATGGGGACGAATGGGATCTGGTTACGTCTATTCTAGTGATTATATAACCGACGATAAAGCTTATGATACTATTGTTAAGTTCTGGGCTGATAAAGGTTACAAGTGGATTGAAAATAACCGTGTAAGTTTTACTAGTGGACGCTGTGCAGACCTAGCTATTAAGAATGTATTTGCAAATGGTCTTGCTCAAAGTTTTATAGAGCCTTTAGAAGCAACTAGTATCATGATTACATGTTGGACTGTTATTAGATTTGTTGAAATTTATAATCGAAATAACAGATGGGATGATAGATCTGCAAGAATGTTAAACACTATGATGGCGCAATTCTTAGATAATACTAAATCTTTTGTTGGATATCACTATCAATTGTCAGAGAGAATCGATACTGATTATTGGAGAGATCAAAAAAATCCTGATGTTATACAAGAAGTTAACGATATTATTAGTTCTAAATTGCGTAGTCCTATGTTACAGAAAGGACAAACATCTATTAATAAGTTCAATTGGACTAGTTTGTTAATAGGATTTAATAAACCTTTTAATAATCGATTAGAAGATATTTCTCAGGAACATATAGAAAATTATCTATTTTTCGTTAAACAAGCCGAAGAAAATTATAAGTTTCTTGTTAGGAATAATCCATTAAATGAACAAATTATTAAAACTATACATTTAAAATCCGATTGATTTTTTTCTTTCTTCATAATATTGATCAAGATGTAATTTCCAAATACTTTGTCTAGTATTATATAATTCAAAATCATCATAAATTCTTGTAAACACTCCTCTTTTTTCCATCATAGGCATTGCTATTTGATCCAGGAATTGGCTTCTTGAGAAATATTTTTTATTTTTTAAGTTATTAGTACTAGTATAAAATTCAGCCAATGGATTATTGTTTAGGATAAACTGTACTTGCCAATCTAATACATAACTCATTTGATATCCAGATTTAAAAAAATCTCTAGTAAGAGATTTACCCATCCCATATCCAGGAAGTTGGGCACCTCTAAATAAACATCTCCATGCTTTGGAACTTATTTCTGGAAGTTTATGTACTCCTGCTATATTCCATATTTGTTTTTTGTTATAATCATATCCAATAAAATATTGCCCGTAAGGCATTTTTATTTGATCTAATTTAATTGATTTAAAACTTTCATTATTAACAATTCTTAACTCTTTACACCTATTGCAAAAGATATTTAGATCATTATAATCGCATTCCTCTAATAATCGAAATTCAAGATGGGGATTGTTTGGTATTTTTGTAGGTTCCATGTTAAATATCAAAATTAACTAAGTTTAGATCTTGATCAGTATTTTCTAAATATGATTTAACAACTAACTTACAAAACTCTTCAACTCTATTACCAATATTTCCCATCGGAATCATGTGTATACGATCTTGATCTGTAAAATTTGTTACCCAGTGCAATTTACTTATATTATGTAAAAAGAATTTTCCTTCTTTCCATGGTACTTTTCCAAATCCTTCAAACCAAGTTTCGCATCCTTCGGGATGTATTATTGACATATTAACAGCAACGCCCATAGTTAAAATATTCCAAAATAATGATTGTTCTACAGACATATCTCTATGTACGCCAATATATCCTGATGCTCCTAGTTTTAAAGGACGCACTCTTGACCATTTTTCGATTGGAAAATCTTTCCAAAATTTAGTTATCGTCGGACATTGATCAGCAATTTCTGTCCAATGATAGGGTAAAGAACTTTCATCAACATCATCTTCAACATAATCTTCATAATGTAGTGTATGTTTTGGACCTAATCCGTGAAATGTACATGATTGATAAAGAGTTTGATATGGTTGATCTGGATGAGCGATAAAATAATGGTTTATATCTTGTATTTCTTTTTTCCATATCTCTAAATCAATATCGATATCTAATTCTAAATATGCCCAATTATTAAAGTTATCAACTAATAACCAATTACCAACTTCTAAAACTGTTGCTCCTTTAAGATGATCAGGGAGCAATGGTAATACCTGTTTACAATTCTTATTTGCTAACATCATGCGGTCAATTTCAAGTAAATCTTTAGCATTAGGAGTTACTTGTAATTTTTGTTCAGGTAATTTAATTGGTCCTTGATACATACTTTTTTCCTGTTTAAAGATCTCGAAGTTCTTTGATTACTTTATCAAACTTTAAATTTCCAATTAATCTTGTCTCTAAATTAAATTTTTCTGGACAAAATTCGAAAAAAATCCATTCTTCGTTAAAGAAATTTTCTTTAATTAATATATTATTTTTCCAACCAGTATCTATATCTTTAACTTTACCAGTTTTAATTAATTCTATTAATTTATCATGTAGCATTAAGTGATTACTGTAACATAAATGATTGGCTCTTGGATCGGATATATGTTGGAATACTTTATTATATTTTTCATTTGAGATTTCAGACGAACTAATAGAATATAACGATTTTTTAAATATTAGTAGGTTTGACCAATTATAATTAAATGCCGGAAGAACTTCGTCAAACGCAGGTATCACTATAATTTTAGTTCCTAAATTAGTTGCTATCTGATTAAGATAATGTAACCAACATGATGTAAATCTTATTATGTTTATTGTATCATGTAGATATGCATAATAATCTCTAAATGCCGGTATTGCTTTCTTTACCTTATTAGTAATTAAATTTGGCACTTCTGAAAAATTAAAATTATAAGAATTTATTTCTTGGGTAAATTCGGGTAGATCTGGAAAAAAATAAGTTCTATCTGGATGACTTAATACTATTATTATTTGATCCCCTGAATTAAATTTTAATAGATCATTTTCCCATCGTTCAAATGTTTGTAAAATACCATATCGAGGATATCCTCTATCTATATAGTTTAAATTTAACGTATTTGCTAGATTTTTAATCCAACTTTTACCACCGTGATTAAAGACATAACTATCACCGTAAAAAAAAATATTCTCATTCATAATATCAAGATTTCCATGTATTATTTAATTTATCTATTTTTCTTCTTATGAATATTTTATTTTTAACATCAAAAATATCACCTGTAGGACTACCATTAATAATACATTCTCCATCCTCTGAAAATTCTACTGAATTTCCGTTTAACGGTGTAAAATCAAACTCTGATGAATTATTTCCAATAAATACTGGAGGAGGGAATTCAGTCATTCCGTACCAATTAGCAACTGTCTTAACTCCTTTAGATAAAAGAGTATCTATCATATCTTGGGAAATAAGTTGGCTACCTGTAACCATATACCTTACGTTACTCATATCTAGATTATTCCACTCTTTAGTTTTTTCTAGTATTTCTATATGCCGTGGAATTAAGGAAATATATGTTGGTTTGAATTGATTAAATAATTTTATATAGTTATATGGATCGAAATTTAAAGATATCAACGTAGCTCCTGCTTCTAATGCCGGAATTGCAGTGACAGTATAATGTGCTATCACATTTGCAGGATATACATCTAGTACTATATCGTCAGATTTAAGTCCTATTGTTTTAATAGATTGTGCTATATTTTTTTGTAAAGATACGCAACTATGACTTACTAATTTAGGTTCTTTAGTACTGCCACTTGTATATACAATTATATTTCCAACCATAACTAAATCCTTTTATGCCATGGTAATACTTCAAATCTTTTATCTATCTCTAAATCTAATAGTTTTTTTATATCGTTTGTTTGATAATAATTAGCATCGGCTAGCGTACAATCAATATAAAAATTTTTATTAGAAGTATACAATACATTAAAAAACTCTTTTTGTAAAGCAAATCTTGTTTTTATATCATATAAAATTGCAGTAGGTAGATAATTGAAACAATTAGTTACACTCCAGAATATCTTATTTTTGTTAATTTCTTTTACAAAACTCTTAACATCTTCAATATTGAATATATCTAATACTTTAAATTCAAATTCAATATTGTTTATTTTTTTAATATTATTAATATTTTTAAAGACATCGTTATCAATATCTTCGATCATACTTTTTCGATGATGAGATAATTGATTTATATCAACTTCTACCCCATTTTTCCAGTTTTCTATTATTTTTTTACTAATTTCGATTGAAATAGCACTTATATCAACAACATAAACTTTGCTGCCTTCCGGCATATCTAGCATATTTGGTATAGTTAATGGATTTAATCCAGCAGCAGAGCAAATACAACAATCAAATTTTCCTTTTATTTCTTCTGGAATTAATAGATTTTCTGTATTTTTAAAAAAATGTACTTGTAGATTTGTAATTTTGTTGACATCACTTATCCCATGTATATTAGACACATCTAATATACTTTGAATCTTTGTTAAATCTTTTTCCAAAGATGATAATAAATTAAAATTAAATAATGATCCAACATAATTAATATAAGCATCGTCGTGAATTTTTTCATAAGAATACTCAATCTTAAACCCTTTGTCTATTAAAAAAGAAGTTATGAATTCTGTTAAATTTTTAGACAGAATATTAATTGATGGATATATAGGTTCTCGATGTATCCATCTAAATTTTTTATTATTAGTCATGATATTTTTATTACTTCTTTAATCTGATCGTATTCCCATGATCCTTTGGTTTCAATAATCTCATCAACACGATATGAATAACCTAATGTTTTATCGATATAATCGTTAATTTCATTGAGAGTAATTACCATCCCTTTATCTAAAGTTAATAATAGTAATAATTTGTTATCTTTTTCAAGCAGATGGATAGATTTAAATAATTGATTTTTTTCATTTCTATATGATGATAATGTTGAATAATAATTTCCTATACTAATCAAAACATCATTTCTTCTAATAGTTTTATTGGCTCTTCCGACAAACCATATATCGTTGTTATCAACTGTTACGAGATCTTTAGTATCATAATAACCGTTGTTGTTACAATTTTTTTCTATGTCATGTCCTTTAGCAAGCCCGTCTCCTTTTATAGTTAATGTGTTGTTTTCACTAATAACTACATCCCAAGAATTTACTAAATCACCTAAATTATTATTTCCATCTTTTGAATGTGTATTAACATTTTCGGCAGTAATTTTATAAACATAAACTGGCGGCGGCGTTTCCGATAATCCATAAACATTATATAACGTTTTTACTTTTTTTTCAATTAACAAGGTTTCTATAAATATTTGTGGTAATTTAATACCTCCCGAAATAACTTCTTCTAAAAACTCAAAATTTGTTTCATTCCATCTAGGTAACTTTTTCATATTTTCTATTTGATCATGGAACAATAATGTTTTATTTGGTTTATAATCGATAATAGCATCTAATGAAGATGTTGGATCCCATGTATCTAACGCAATAGTAAAACATCCAGATATAATAACAGGCAAAATCTGTATAGTGATAACTCCGACATGATTTAATGATGTAAATAATAACACAGTATCGCTATCTTTGTAGAACATTTCAGAAGCTTTAAATGTGCTAAACATTAAACTTTTATGTGTATGATAGAAAACTTTTGGAGCACCAGTACTTCCGGATGTTTTTGTAATTAATAATTTGTCATCTTCATTTATATGGAATTCTATATCTTTTTTTGGATCATAATTATAGACATCATCCATTACAAATTTTTCTATATTCCAGGCGGATTTTTCACCGTTTACTCTCTCAAATAAAATTTTAATATCTAATGATTTTGGACTAAATGCATCTGTTTCTTCTAATATTATTTCCATTCTAGGAATCGCAGCATATATTAGTTTGCGTTCAGCAGCAGCAATAAACAATGATAGGTGTTCACTTGATTGTAAGTCGTTAACAGAAAAAATATCCCCAGCATTTAAATTAACAGAATCAAATACGGTATGCCAACGATTGATTAACTCAATCATCTCTTTTTTGTTTATAACCTTATTTTTGAATTTTAGTTTGAAATTATTATGTATTATATTTCTATCAAATACTTTCATAATTTATCCTTCAGATTCGCCTGGCTTGTTTCTCTTTTGTATAATATTATATATATTGATAACAATCTTAGCACTTTTGAATTTGAATAATCCTGGAAATATCCCATGTATAAAAGATAATAATGCTGCATATAACAGGATAACCCCGTACTTAAATGCAAATTTAAAGTGAGTCCAGTATGATTCGTTAGTTTCAATTAAATGTTTTTTTCCGAACATATTTTACATTCTAATCAATACAACGGATTCCAGGATGTTCCATCATAATAACATGGATAACTTTTACCTAGATTTGTTCCTTTTGGATCCCACCCTGAAGTCCGTCCATTAGCAACAGATATCATACCATCTACTGGAGTAGCAGGTACTGTTGTTAGGACTGATAATTTCATAGTACCTCTTACATCTAGTGTAGATTGAGCTACAGTATCTGCTGGTGTCGTTGCGGTTCCTGCCGCTGATAATCCAAAAATAGCACCTCCTGCTGTAAAGTATCCATTAGGTGCAAAATTATATGAAATAGCAGTACCGTCCTTACTCATTACATATAGACCGGTATTTCCGGTAATTTCAGTAGCAGTTTTATCTTTTACATCTGTAACTAAACATGCTGCCATTTTCCAACCTTCTAATGGTCCTAAATAGCCTCTCCAGGATATTACACCTAATCGATCATTAATTACTGATATTGTAGGATTTTGTATTGTTCCGGTTGACCCTGATGAATTAAAATCTATAGTAATTCCATTTCCGTCTATACCTGCCGGCCCGTTAAGAATTATAGCCTCACCAGATGAAGGATTATTAACAACAAATAATCCGGAAGGATTGGTCTTATTTCCAATAAAAACAGGATATGAAACAGCATTGGTATTTTGATCATAGGCAGTAGAAAGCTGAGATCCAGCATAGGAATTAGATATAATCCTTCCACCTACATTTAAATTCTCATTAATTCCTACTCCACCTGCAACTTTTAACGCACCAGTTAAACTATTTGTTGATGATGTTGTATCTGTTATTACTATGGGATTAGAAGTTGTTCCGCCGGGATCGCCAATAGGACCCTTATCACCTATAGGTCCTTTGTTACCAACTAATCCAATTGATCCGGTATATCCAACAGATCCAGCAGATCCAGCACTTCCTTGATATCCGGTAGCACCAACAAGTCCTGTTGAACCAGCATACCCTACATTACCTATACTTCCCTGATATCCAGTATCACCGATTGAACCCATATAACCGGTAGCACCTCTAGCACCAGATGAACCAGTATATCCAACTGATCCTTGGTACCCGCCTCCTATGCTTCCAACATATCCTGTAACAATATTACCACCAACAGTTGAACCGTCGCCTACATATAAATCTTTAGTATCAGTGGTATAGATTAATTCTCCCTCAGCAGGGGTGATTGATAATCTTTCAGCGTTGGTACCTCTACGTATTTTAAGTGACATGAATAAACTCCTGGATCAGATCTGTTCTTTTATTTATCTGATCCAGTACTACTTAAATCCACTTTGCTTTAAATTCGTCCAATTCACGCTTGCTAAGATCAAACTTCTTAGCAACGCCGTCCTCATCGCGTAGATCTTCTAGGAGATCTAACCACTTGTCGCTGCTAATTATGCGCTTTAGCAATGCTACTTCGAGTCTGCTAACCTTAACAGAATCTACAGCATAGTCCTCAAATGCTTCGCAAGCTAATGGAAAATATGGCTTAGCGAGATCATACATAGCACGGGCAAACTCCTGTATTTCCCATTGTGCATGGCTATCCATACGCAAGCGAGCCATGTGTAGGAAGTTCTTTAGATTTGCCTTCCAATAGCATTCAGTGTATCCACCTACTGGGAGGATCGCGCGAGCAGTTTCTCTAGCCAACCCAAAGTCGTTGATATGACGTTCATAGAGCTCATAGTTGTAATCCCATGCTCCGAGCATATCGTCAATGATGTGTTGTCTCTGGATGTCATCAAGTTCACCTGCTCTGCCCTGCTTATTGGTTGTACTTTGAGGTTTGAAGTTCTGCGGTTCGGGTATATAGAATTCATCGGTAATGACCGAGTAACGGGCCGAATATTCATTTAAGCTTGCCGTCCTATGTCTGACCAGCTGCCTCATCACAAAGATAGGAAGCTTGATATGGAACTTAACTTCGCACATTTCAAATGGAGTAGTATGCTCATGTCGCATGAGATATCGTATCAATCCACGATCACCTTGTACTTTCTTAGTGCCTTCACCGTAGCTAACACGAGCTGCTCGGACGATAGCATCATCACTGCCCATATGATCTACTAGTCCTACAAACCCGTGATCTAATACAGGTACATAGGACTTATCAGTATCAAAATCTATCTCATTACGTAGTGTCATTTCTTCCTCTTTAGAAATTTGTTAGTGCTTCGTATAACATCTTTTTTAAGCTTTTCAACGTCGAGCCTAAAATCGATATGTTCTATGCTTTCTTCATGGAGTTGAAAAAACTCATAAAGATTCCTAGGAAGATTTCCATCTTCTGCTTTTTTATCTGCATCTGCTAAAACTATGTGCCAATTTTTACCGTCCTTAAATGTAACCATAACACTGTGTAAGTAAGGCAAAGGTACTGCTGAAAGATCAACGTCTTCAAATATCTCAGGCCACTGGTCTACGATATTTTTATTGAGGGGCCTCTTCGTTGACTTTGCCACGTGATTCCTTCTTCTTAGGCGGATCGAGTTCATCCGCTATCTTCTTTAGTCTAGCTGCTTCCTTATAAAGACGGTCAGCTTCACTACGATAGTCACGGGCTGTCGTTAACTCCTTAACAGGCTTTGGCTTAGTTTGATCATCAATAATGACGTCACTTTTGCTTGGCTTCTTGGTTAGATCTTCGATCTGAATGTCCTGGGTCTTGGTTTCTGGACGATTCTTGTGTGGCATATCGGCCTTAATAGCAAGATCATCTAGGCTAACACCTTTCTGTTCAGCAATCATGAGATTGAGTTCATCTAGTGGAATCTCATCTACTAGTGACGGAGTCATGATAACACTGCTTGTAGCAACCTTAACAAGCTTCCCTGTCATATGAAGTTGTTCCAAGATATTTGATCCATCGCTAAAATAGCGACTTGAAAGATGATCACCTAGCTCGTTGGACTGTTGACCCTGTGGATTCTCTAACTCTGTCATCAATGTATTATGATACGCTTCCGTTAATGAAGACGTACCAATAACCAATGCAGAGAAAGCATCGCCGGGGAGTGTGCGATAAATCACGCACACCTTAGCCCCATTATGCTTCATCTTGCCTACATGCTTGAGCATTAAGCAGAAGCCTGTGTATCAGCGGCAGGTGCCTGCGCAGCCTGTGCAGCCTGTGCAGCGGCAAGGAACGCTTCTAACTTAGCATATACTGTTCCAACTGGAACCATTTCGTTTGGCTTAAATGCACCACGTGAGCTTGCAACGTCAATGATGCTCTTCATAGCAGCAAGATCGTTAATGTTTAGTTCTGGATTAGCAGCTGGGGTTTCTGCTGTTGGGGTTGTTTCATCGACCATTTATATCTCCTTTTGATGATGTCTTATTATATAACCGTTTTTATTAATGGTCTACCTTATTTTTGGCCAAGTATGGACAACCTAGCAAAAATAGGGTAGATTCGTATGGATCCTCAAATGCCAACGCATGGTATCCAACGATCTTATTATCGGATAGCTTGGTTAGATATCCAAAAAAGAATCTAGACTTTAGATTCGTATAGATCCATTTTAGTATTGAATCTTGCTGCTGATAATAGCTCATATCACCAACATCGATTGGATCTAGATGAGGAGGTAGGAAACGTAATCTCCTACTCTCCAACACGTTTAGCGGGATTACTTTAAACTCTTTCATTCTTTAAACTCATAGTGGCTGTATACACCAAAGGGTGGCTTGATAGTCTCATTACCATGGATGATGAACACAGTATCGCAGTAGTCAGGATCACCCCAACTACCGAACGGATAGCCATCTGTGAACATAATGAACTTCTTAGGAACAAGATTCTCGTTCTTCATCATTTGCCAGTTAGCATCAAAGTCAGTGCCGCCGCCGCCCTTAGGCTCATAGTTCTCAAACTCTGCGATGTTATCAGCAGTAATGTCAACGACATTGTAGATGTCAGTGTCGAAGCACCACAACTTAATGTGGAAGTCCTTGAACTGATCCATAATACCCTTGATCTCGCTAAGGAAGTCACGTGCCATCTTGTTAGAGATAGAACCGCTCATGTCGATAGCAACAGCAACATCAATAGTCTGATCGTAATTCATACCTGGGAGGATAGCACCAGTATGCCAGCCCTTGCGTGAAGGACGCATCCAAGTATAGTCATTACGGATAGTGCTCTGGATCTGCTGCTTTAGAAGTTCACGCCAATCAATCTTAGGCTCAGTGAGTTCACTAATCAAACGACGCACACCTGAGGGGATATTACCAGCGGAACTCTGTGCGGCACTGATCATCGCTTCTTTCATCTCATCGCGGATCTTGCGTAGTTCATCCTTGGTGTACTTCTTGCGCTTGCTCTTACCGTCCTTGTCATCCTCTCCATCACCGTCCTGATCGAGATGCTGATCCAATAGTTCGCCAAGTTGCTGTAGTTGCTGTAGATCATACTTGCTATGGATGATATCGTAGATCTCTTCAGCACTCTTGCCGCGATACTTGTTATCCTGGAAGATCTTGACCTGCACAATCTTATCACCAATGCGATCGTCTACGAGGATCTGGTTGATAGCATAATCACAAGCGATATTCCAGATGTCAGGCTCGCGATTGTTGCGACGACCCATATGATCAAATACATTATGGAGAACCTCGTGGCAAAACAGAAACTCTGTCTGCTTAGGGGTCAATTTATCAACGAACGTAGTGTCGAAGTAAAAGTGACGACCATCAGTTGCCGCTGTATTAATATGTGGGTCGTCAGTACAATCTACCATACGCAAACGTGTAGCGAGATTACCAAAGAAGCTATGGCGGAGCAACAGTCCAACGCGGGCTGTAATAAGCTTCTCTTCGATTTTACGACCTTCAATACGTGGGGATTTAGCAACTGCGGTAGCCATGAGATTCTCCTGTGTTATATACATATAATAGCACAGTTAACTGGATTGTCAACTGTGCTAGAGTTGCTTACTGGTTAGCAGCGATCACGTACTTGCCGAAGCGATCATGAAACTCATCGAAGTTCTTCAACCTGCTAGGATCAATTGGTAAGTCGTAGCTCGAAAGCGCAATCTTAGCACCCATAACAGTGAGCTCAGTCTCGAAATTGTCCATCATAAAGCGGAAGAAGTTGTCTGCCATCTCATTCCAGTTCTTAACCTTCTTCTGATCAGCATCCTTAAGCTCGTAGCAGAGGGAGACAGTTAGCGAATACATCGCGCTAATCTCCTTGACCTTAAGCTCCTTAACCTTGCCGCTTAGGATGTCTGTAGGATTAGGCATACGTCCAGCAACCTTGCGGTGTGCCATAAACTTAACACCAGTGCCCTCACCAACAGCGCCGCTAACTAGATCAGCGAGCGTAGCATCACCTAGATCATCGTCGAGCAGTTCGCTAACGAAGCTCCAAGAACGCGGCGTAGCGAACGAGCGGCTAGCAGTCTTAGGATCAAAATCGTACAAGTCCTGCTTGGCAAAGCTAATGTAACCAACAACGTCCTTGTGGATCTTGTTAGCAACAGCCCACTGGAACCAGTCATCAAAGTCAACACGTAGTTCAAGATGTACGAAGCGATTAGCAAGCGGAGCAGGCATACGATAAGTAACGCCCTTATCTGCCTCACGGTTACCTGCGGCAACAACGATCACGTTATCGGGTAGCTTGTATGTACCAACTCGACGATTAAGAACAAGCTGATAAGCAGCTGCCTGTACGCTAGGCGGTGCTGAGTTCATCTCGTCTAGGAACAAGATAACAACTGGATGCTTGGCAGCAAGTTCCTCAGTAGGAAGTTCTACGGGGGGAGCCCAGCTCATCGTGCTGTCAGTTGAGTTAAAGTAAGGGATACCCTTAATGTCAGTTGGCTCCCAGAGTGACAAGCGCACGTCAATAACATGAGCATCCATCTCACTGCCTAGCTGATGAATAGCATCGGACTTACCAATGCCTGGAGGGCCCCAAAGGAATACTGGACGACGCTTCTTAAATGCGTGGCGCAATGCTGACTTGGCGCCGGAAATGCTTACTGTACGTGTGCTAAGATCTGACATTCTGTTGCTCCTGTGCGTTAATGTCTATAATGTATAATAGCATCTGTATATGACTTGTCAAGTGTCTATTTGGCTAGTTGTTCCTGTCTTGACATCGCTTTAGCCAA